CCACGGATGGCATCCCCACCGAACATTGTTCTAAAAGAATTAGTCAGTTGCTCAGAAGTCATGTCCTTCATGTGGGTGGTAAGAAGTTGAGCAATGTCATCAAGATTTTTTAAATCACCATGCTGATCGTAAAACGCTGAGTGTAAAGCGCCTGATTGCATTGTTAAATCCTTAAATGCTTTCTCTTGCTTCTTCGTACCTTCTTTTGCCCCCGACATCTTCACGGATAATTGAGTGATTTGACTCATAAGCTTATCCTGGTCATCAGAAAGCGGCTTGATTCCATGCGCACGTAAAAGCGTCATTGCTTGAGACGCATCAAATGTCAGCAAGCCCAATCGTTCGAACTCATTGGCTGCCGCCTGTGTTTGAGGATGCATGTTTAAGAGCATCGTCTTTAATGATGTACCGGCATCGCTGCCCTTCATTGAGTGCTGAGCAAAGACAGCAAGTGCCGTTGCGGTATCTTTAAAGGACATTCCAGCTAACGAAGCGACACCAGATACCATTGAAAGAGAGAATTTTAATTCTCCAACGTCTGTGGCACTGGCATTAGCTGCACCAGATAAAATATCCGCCGCTTTCGCAACACTTAAATTGTCTTTTTTGAATGCATTTAGTGCAGTTGATGCAATTTCTGCGGCGTCTTTCAGGTCAAGTTCACCAGCAGTGGCGAGGTTTAAGGAGCCATATAGTGCGCCATGCATAATTTGGGAAGTAGAAACGCCAGCTTTCTGAAGTTCTCCGATAGCTTCCGCTGCTTCTGTGGCACTATATACCGTTTTGCTTCCGGCTGTAATTGCCAATTGTTCAAGAGCACTACTATATTTTTTCACATCGGCCGGATCCATGACAGATTTAGCATTGGACATTGCTTGTTCAAAATCAGCTGCCTTTTTAATAGTCAGCCCAAGTCCTCCGCCAATGACTGCAGTTGCAATTCCAAATGTCCTCGCCACAGTGCTACCGGAGTCTTCAATGTCCTGAAACCGTTTTTTGGCATCACCAAGTTTACTGTTCATACGGCCCCAAAGTGTAGATTGTGTAGCAATATTTGCATTGGTACGCTTCAGGTCATTTTCAGTATTCTTCATACTGGATGATGCATGATTCAATGCGCTTTCTAGTCGCTTTGTTTCGTCAGCATTTTTCCCGACCGCCGATACAGAATCGTTATATTTCCGTTTTAAAACATCGACCGTTTCAGCCTGAATCTTCATCACATTCGTAAGATGTTCCGACTTCTCACGTAGCTGTTGGGACTTGCTACCAGCGCCTAAGATACCCGTGGAAAGGTCTTTATATCGCTTGTTCTCATCTTCCAACTTTTTGGTCTGAGTATCGACAACTTCGGAAAGCTTCTTGGCTTGTAATTCAGCTTTCTTCTGATCTTCCGTCAATTGATCGAGACCGTTCTTCACGCCTAATTGTTGAAGCTGTTTATCAACCTTCTCCAAGATCGGCGCGAACTGCTGCATATTCTTCTTGCCATCATCGCTCAAAGTTCCTAGCTTAGTTTTGGATTGCTGGACAGCTGTCTGCAGCTGTTTCATGGACTGCTCACTGACTTGACCGGTCTCTTTAAGTTCCTTTTGAGCCTTCTCAATCGACGTGTTCAGGTCCTTAAATTCATTTTGTTTGCCAGTCTTTTTCAGTTCAGCTTGAAGATTATCCAAAGTGCTTCCCAAGCTTTTAAAAGCGCGATTTGATTTCTGAGACGCTTCTTCACTGGATTGTCCAATTCCCTGTAAAGCTTGCCGAATCGTCCGGATGCCTGCTGTCATGCCCCCGAACGTTGCAGTAAAATTGGCGCGTAATTCCTCAACTGTTGCCATTCATTAACCTCCTTTCTGCCGGGATTTCAGCTGTTTGAGCAGATCAAAATTCCACTCTTGTTTAACTTCCGGCTGTTTTTCCGTACTCTGCGGCATAAGTGACTGCCTGAACTTTTCTCGCTCATTCTGATCCGCATAAGGAGACGCATAGCAGAATGATAGGAACGACAAATAGCGCTCGTTCTCCTTCTCACGCGCGCTGAGTTTGTCTTTCTCGATTTCCAATCCTAAGTATTCAAAAAGCTCCACCATCGGAGTTCTCAGAACTTCTGAGCGTCCGCCAAGTAATGGAGCCAGTCTGTAAATAATCGCTTCTTTTAAGCTTGTGTCTCTTTTTGTTTGTTCTCTTTCGGCGCTGGAGCCAGCTTGCTTACGAAGGCTTTCAGTTTGATCTTGCTTTTGGTCAGCGCCAAGGACTTTTTTGCCCGATTCATCAGCTTTTCAATGTCATTTTCGCTGATCACTGCATCATAAACGTCCATGATCGTGGTCATGATTTGCTTGTTGAGTGCTTCTGCTTTAATACCACTAAGCACGCTGAGCAGTTCAACAGCCTTTTCTGGCATCCGAACAGCAAGAACATCAAACGAGTTGATGATATCGACGACAAAGGCTTGATCAAGATTCTTACCCAGATCCTCATCATCACCGGCACCGATGTAATTAAGCAAATCCAGCAAGCCTTCATTGCCTTTCAGTTCTTTCAAAATGTCATTGACGACTTTCATCATGCCAATGTATTGATCAAGTCTGATTTCTTCAATTTCATGATTCTGTGTTTTGATAGTTCCCGATTCATCTTTGATTTTCAGTTGAATAATTGTGGCCATGAGTTTTCCTCCATGATATTAAAAAATAAGGGCTCAATGAGCCCCCAAAATTAACCTTCTGCATTCGGATCGGTCGGTCCAATGTAGAAGTAGTTGCCGTCTTTTGTTGGATCAAAGCCATCACGCGGCATAATTGTGAGCGTGATTTGTCGGTTCGTCTGTCCTTGGTTCCATTGTTTGGTGAATTGACCATCCGAAGCCGCTTTATAGATCACGATATCCAGCGATTTATCAGTTGCTAGTAAATTACGCGGATGAATGACGATCTTCTTTCCTTTTGCTCGCAAAGATGTGCCGATCTTGGAATCAGTCAAACCAACTAATGTTCCGCCTTCTGTTGCGGTAATTTGTTCGGTCGCTGCCAAAGCAAGGTCAAGAATTTTCATATCTTCCTGAGCTGCCGAAATCTGTACCTGCCCCTGATAACCTGTTAGTTTTCGGTCAAGTGGTGAAGATCCGAAGTCAATAGTGGTGATATCAGACCACTGCGGTGTCAGTTGCAGTTGACCACCCTCAGCTTGCATGTAGCTTAGTCCATCAAAAGTGATGGCATCTACACCCTCTCCGACTGTGACTGTTGCAGGACCAAATGGAATACTTGTTGTATCTGCCATTTATGAAACCTCCCTCAAAGTCGCTCTAAAATTAACGGACCACTCCATAATACCGGCATCATCAACACCGATACGGAGTGGTTCGCTGAGCGCTTGTATTAAATAAACTTGGTATTGCTTAACAACTGCTTGCCCCTTAATTTGCTTGCTGATCGTCACTTGTTGGTCACGGAACTTGTGAAAACGATCATAGACCGCGCGTGCCGCAAACTCTGCATAAGCAAAGTCTGATGAACGAATATAAGCCATATATTCCGGATAGCGCATATTGACATCATACAGATCCGGATCACCGCTGCCTTCAGAATAAACAGTACCGGTGTTATCCTTAGCTGAATAATTATCAATGGACCAGGTAAGTGCAGGCAAAATCAGCTTGCTTTGTTGCATTAAAAAACTCTGGATCACGATTTATCGCCTCCCAGAGCTCGTTTCAATATTCGTTGATTCATTTCGCTGTATTCGGATTGCGTCGCGTCAATTGCATTGGTCAGATACTTACGTCCCGGCGCTTTCTTTCGCCATTTGGCTTTGCTCAGAGTGATTCGACCGCGTCCATAAATGTAATAGTTTGGGAATTTTGATCCATTATCATATTTCGGATACATTCCATATCGATAGGGCTCTTCGTGCCGGCGCAACGCATATTTTAGATTTGAGCCGACGGTTACTTCCAACTGATTGCCTCTCAACTTGGCTCCGCTTGCAACAATACTAGCTGCCAAGTCCCCAGTATCCTTTGGAGCCAGCTCCCGCGCACCCTCCTCGACCAGTTGACCGTACTCTGTGTACTCTTGCTTTGTGATGCGCTTCAGATCATCTTCAAAACCGTCAAGTTGCTTTAGGAGTTCATCAAGCCCATCCCACTTGATTTCAAATCCATCACTCGACATAAGCCGTCCTAAAATAAATGCGGTTCCCCGCAAGATTAAGAGATTCATTAACTGAAATGATTTTTCCCTTCTGCAACGCGGCACTAAATGGATGGTATTCAGCGCCATCGCCCTCAGATATCACTATCTCGGGTGGAAAATCAATCTCTAATACACACTTATGTTGCTGGCCGTCTCTCGCTTGAATAAACTTCGTAGACTGTCGGATTCGAGCCTGTTTGATAGGTAGATCCACTGTTAATGGAT